ATGACTTTATACAATGACTTAAGAATGATAGGTCTTCAACTCAAGCGTTCCGAGGCATTATTGAATGCCAGAAAACCCGATGGCAGCGATAACTTATCTAAAATAATCAAACTAATTAATGAAATACCTGAAGACCCATTAATTATTACAGCCGCCGTTAACGAACATTTTTACGAAATAAAAAGAGCCGGCAATTAACTATTTAAAAGTCTTTCTTGCTCTGATTTCGTAAAACAATGCAAGCAATAATTGCCATAACCACTGGCCCGAGCACTTATAAGTTTTTCTTCTATTTCTCGATCGTTATTACAGCCTAATATAAAAAAATCACGTTTATAATTACCAGGCTTTGATAACTTGCAAGAGCCAGTCATTCTTTTGGCAGTATGTATTTCTTTAGAATCGTTATTAATGATAATTACATCATACATAAGACTTTTTCCCCCTAAGTCATATTTAATAACTTTAAAAAGTTTAATAACTTTAAAGATTATACAATAAAAAAAAATAAAAAGCAAATGGACGGTGAACATTGATGAATACTAATTTAAACAGGATTAAAGCAGCCATGAAAGTAAAGAGATTAACCAATTCGCACATAGCCAAAGAGGTCGGCGTAACGCCGGAATGGATTTCAATGGTGATCCACGGCCGGGCGAAGTCGGCCAGGATAAAACAGGCGATCTCAGAGTGCCTGGAAATACCTTATAACGAATTATGGCCCGAAAAAGCGGCTTAAAACAATAAAAACGGAGGATAGCAATGATTAATTCGAAAGTAAAAAACCTGAAAAAGTATATGATCGACCGTGATATTAACCTTACAATGCTGGCTAAAAAACTTGGAATGTCAAAAGAATGGATTTGTAACGTCATTAACGGCCATTTCGAAGCCAGAGAAACCCGCATTAAAATAGCGAAAATCCTTAAAGTCAGTTACGAAGAAATATGGGAAGATAACAAAAAAGCCGCTTAGTTGTTGTAAAGGTTGGGAATTTTAAGAAGGGTGAACGTTATGGGTAAAAGAGTAACGATAAAAGAAATAATTGAAAAAGCCGGAAAATCAAGACCGACGATTTATAGGTTAAAAGAAAGTTGGTTAGTCGCTGGATACCGCAACGTCAGCGGCAACCAGACGGCCGAATATGATCTTTCCACCCTTCCCGCCGAAATCCAGCAGGCGTTCGCCGATGCCGAGCGGCATAATACCGTCGTGAAGCTTGTTCAGTCCCAGCCTGCTCCCGCCCTTAAAGCCGCCGCGCCTGTCGAAGCTCTGGCGCCAGCCGTTATCGAGAAGATTGAAACTCCCGCCCCGCCGGCCTCCGTCGAAGTGCCTCAAGTCTTCCAGCCGGCTAAAAAGGTCAAAAGCGTTGTAGCCCTTACAACGCAAGCCCCCGACAAAGCTAAAAAAATCGCCCTGGCTAAATATGATCTGCTTGTGCAGATTGAAAAATATTGCCGGCTGCGCGGCGAACTTAACAGGATCGACGCGATAAAAGAGTTTCTTGACGCCTATAATAACGGGATTATGCTTGCTGAAATCAATAAAATCATAGGCGAAACTTCGCTTTCTTCAATTTATCACTGGAAACGCGAGCTCGGCGAATCCGAAGATTACACGCGCCTTATACCGCGATGGTTCGGACACGGCGCCGGCACTAAAATACCCGAACTTCTTAAAGACCTGTTTTTAAGCGCTCTTTTAAAGCCTAATAAATTGAAAGTTGGAACTGCTTTTCGCCTGGCTAAATTTAAAATCGAAAAAGACGGCGCGCGAATTAACGTTTCCGAAGCCACCGTCCGCCGCTTCGTCGATGAATTCCGCCAGAAACATGAAGATATATGGATTTTCATGCGCGAAGGCAAAAAAGCGCTCAACGACACCATGTTGCCGTATATCAAGCGCGACGCCTCATTACTCGAAGTCGGAGAATGCCTGGTAGCCGACGGCCACACCATGAATGTCATGGCGATCAACCCTTGGACGGGCAAAGCCGCGCGCCCTACGCTTATCGCTTATATCGATTGGAAAAGCGGATGCCTGGCCGGATATGAAATTATGTTCGACGCCGACACGCAAGCCGTCTGCTCGGCCCTCAGAAACGCGATCCTTTATATGGGCAAAATACCCGAATTCGCATACCAGGATAACGGCAAGGAATTCAAAAACAAGTTTTTTAACGGCCTGCCAGATTTCGAAGAAACCGGAATGACAGGCTTATTCGCCCGCATCGGCGTTAAAGCTATCTATGCGCAGCCGTACAACGCCCAGGCTAAAATTATTGAGAGATTTTTCAGAGAATTTAACGAAACTTTCGAAAGGCTTATGCCTTCTTATTCCGGCGCTTCCATTGAGGATCGCCCCGCCCATTACAGACGCAACGAGAAATTCCATAAAAACAATTATAGCGGCAGCGTGCCGAACATCGGCGAGCTGATCGACGCTATCGAAGCATGGCGCGAGTTCCAGCAGGCGCAGCCCTGCACGAATGTCGCCGGCAAAACCATCGGCCAGGTATTCAACGAAGGCCTTGGCGCCGGCGTCGACGAAAACGAACTTGACGATCTGCTGATGGTTGCTAAAAAGGCCAAAATTTATAGGAACGGCATTAAATTATTCGGTTCCGATTACTGGAATGAAGAACTTTACGGTCTCATGCGCGACAGCGAAACGACCATAAAATACAGCCTTTTCGACCTTTCCAAAATCAGGGTTTATGACGAAGACGGCCGCTTTATATGCGAAGCGAAACGCGTCGAGGCCATTCATCCGCTGGCGGCTTACAAAGGCGCCGCGCAGGATCACGAAGCTCTTAAAGTACAGATAAAACAGAAAAAACACCATGAAAAACTAACGCGCCAGGCGGCGCAAGGCATCATTAATATGCAGCGTAGCAATATGCTCATCGATTATGCCGAAAAAGAAGAGCCGCCGGCCGATGAAACTCAAAACACGGTGCGCATACTCGGCGTCGCCAAGAAAAAAGCGGCGCCGGGCGCGGCGAAACCTTCTAAAAAACTGTTCGCTTACGAATGGGAAAAAGAAGAATGGGAAGCCGAACAGAAGCGCAAAGTGATGTAAGACCAAGGCATCAAGCTGATCTAAACAACGTAGTGTGGTAATTGACAACTGAATATAGTCATAGAAAAAGCGGCGGAAGTAACTCAATTGGTAGAGTAGGCATATGTTTTAGCATATACACGCGACGGTTGCCTGCGTGAAGGCAAAAAAGCGCTCAACGATACCAATATGCTTGGCATATACGCGCGACAGTTGCCGGTTCGAATCCGGCCTTCCGTCATAAAAATAGTTAAGCCACGGCTGCAACCGTGGCTATTTTAAAGGGGGTACGTACATTATGACCAATTATGACCTTATATCTAATCTGAAAACCATCATGGAAACGCAGGATAGCAGCCAGAACGATTTATCCAGGGCGCTCGGCATATCGGCCGCCGCGTTGAGCCAGTGGATGGCGGGTAAATACAAAGGTAGTGTAGCAAAAATCGAGGATGCTGTCAAGGCTTTTATCGAACGCGAACGCGAAAAAACAAAAACTCCTAAAAAATCGATACCTTTCGTTATGACCTCGATCTCGAAAAAAATATTCGAACTTGCTCGTGTATGCCATCTGGAAGGCGAAATCGGCGTATGCTACGGCGAGGCTGGCATCGGCAAAACTGTAACGGCGAAAGAATATCTGTCGCGTAACTCCGACGTTATTTTCATCGAGGCCGACCTCGGATATACCGCGAAAGTGCTCTTTATTGAGATTCACAAGAAACTCGGGTTAATCGGCCGCGGCCTGATCCACGAAATGTTTGACCAGGTCGTCGATAAGTTAAAAGGCTCCGGCCGCCTGATCGTGATCGACGAAGCCGAGCATCTGCCCTATCGCGCGCTGGAACTCCTGCGCCGCGTTTACGACAAGGCGGGCGTCGGGATCGTGCTTTTAGGTATGCCGCGGCTGATCCATAACCTGCGCGGCAAGCGCGGCGAATACGCGCAGTTATACAGCCGCGTCGGTCTCGCCGGCAAGCTCGATCAGCTCAAAATGCAGGATACGGAATTAATCGTTAACGCTATGAATCTCGATACAAAGCTAAGCTCTGCTTATCATACCGAATGTCACGGCAATACCCGCATATTAAGCAAGCTGCTCGCAAGATCGATTCGCCTGGCAAGAATAAACGATTGCCCGCTTAACGCGGACGTGATCAAGACGGCTGCTGAAATGCTGATCGTATAGGCGGTGAGGAAAATGAGCAGGATCATAAAAGCTCTGGAAAAAGAAAAAGCCAGTCTGGAAAAGGAAATCGAGAAATTAAGATACCTGCTGTTCGAAGCCTGTCCGGAAATTGAGATTTTAGAACTAAGGCGGCGAGTAATTGAAATATTAAACCGCGACATCGACCGGCAGGAAAAATTCAGACTGATAGAGCCGCTCACGATTAAGGAAAAATCGCTCTGGGCGGTCGTGAAAAAGATTAAAAAACTTGGAGTTAACGGTTGCGAACAGCTGGTTCATCTGGAATTTGAACTGATGAAAATCAAAAGCGAACTGTGGCGGCTTCAAAGGGAATGGAAATAAGGATTTTAAGAAAGGATTGACTATGGAAGAGATAAATAACTTAAGAAGAATTATTAGTCAGAGCATCGGCGGTATTGTAGATGAAAACGGCAAAATGAGCCGCGAAAAATTTATTGATGCCACGTCTTTTCTGCTCGACAAAATCGAAGAGCGCATTAAACAGGACGAAATCAATACTCTCACGCTGAAAGGCATCGTAGCGAGTCAAAGACAGGAAATCAAGGATTTTTTCGAAGGCGTTAAAGAAGCGAATAAAACCCAGGCGGCATAATAATTAAAAGGTTAGGTGATGTTAATGGGAATTGAATTCAGCGAATGCTTTACTCTGAAATCGGTTATGGTAGTCAACGGCGATCACCATATTCAAGTCATGGACGAAAAACACTCGATGCACGGGTTCGAGGTAGGTAAGTTTTTTGACCGCGGCATTAAGATCGGCGACAAGATACGCGTTACAGGCGATTGGGTGATTAAAAACTCGACCGCTTTCGTGGACATCAGGCGTATCGAAAAAGCGTCTTAAGGAGTGTGGTTTAATGCTTAAAAGCGATATGGATACCACGATTCAAGACTTAAAAGCGATTATGTTCCGATTCGTTAAAACAAGGGATTTCGAAAGCTGCCACGATCCGAAGAACCTCGCAATGTCGATTTCGATCGAGGCGGCCGAGTTTATGGAAATCTTTCAGTTCGTCGATAATCCCGGCTCATGGGAGCTTATAGCGCAAAAGCGCGATCACATAAAAGACGAACTGGCGGATGTAATTCTGTATTGCCTTTCGTTCGCGAATCAAACAGGAATCGACGTCAGCCAGGCCATCAGAAACAAAATGCTTAAAAATGAAAGAAAACATCCACAGGTAATTAAAGGTTAGGGAGGTGCGTCGTGCAGATCACCAAAGAGCAAATCAAGAAAATCCATACTTTTAAGAGTATCGCGAAAGTGGAAGATCACGAATATCGCGAACTCGTAATTAAAACAAGTCGCGGAACCACCAATACAAGCAAAGAGCTGTCGTATAGCGAGGCCGAAACGCTCCTGACGGCTCTGAAGTCGGTCGCGGTAGGCAAAGGCCTCTGGAAGCATCCCAGGGCCTCTAAAAAACGTTTTGAAAATTTATCCGAACGGGAAGACATGGCGTCGCCGGCGCAGCTGCGAATGATAGAAGCCATGTGGCATGACGTTTCTATCTTTTGTGACGATCCGGTCAAGTGCGAAGATGCCCTGCGTAAATTCCTCGAAAACCGGTTCCACATATCGCATATCAATTTCGTGAATCAGGGCATGGTCGGTAAGATCGTGCGTACGCTCAAAGCGATGAAATATACTAAAAACACTAAAAAGGCTGGTGCTGAATAATGATAAAAGAAAGTTACTGCTTATCGGAAATATCCTCATTGACAGGCTATCACAACTCGACGCTGTCGAAAAGGTTCACAAAAGAAGGCACTTCTAAAAGTAAAGTCGGGTCAAGGGTCTATTTTAAATTCAAAGACCTGCCGGCGGACCTTAAAGAGTTAATCGATAAAGCGGCACCCGGCGCGCAAGGCAATTCGGCCGAAACAAAAAGCCGCAGCGAGGACAATTTCGACGCTGCCGGCGCGGCCGCTTACTCCGAAGAGGTCGATGGCATCGGATTCTTTACCAGGCCGACGGTCGAGTTGACCGCCGAACTTATAGACCGTTTTATTAACTTGTTTGGCGATGCCGGTGCCAGTAACATACTTGTTACTGATTACTGCCTGCATCCTTATGGAACCGAGCCGGCTGATCCGGCGGAGAGCGACGGTGATTAAAATATGATTAACGAGCTTTTAACGCTGTTTGAAAAGGATTTAAAAACCTGCTGGGAAAAAATTAAAACGATCGTCAAACCCGACGACTGGTTTTTCCTCGATAAATATCAGTATATCGAAAAGGCCTATCAGAGCGACCCGGCGAATTTTTCCGGCCTCGTCCAGGTGAGGCTCCGGATAAAGCTCATTATCGAAGACATGCGGCTGATAGCTCAAAATCAGGGTGGCGGCGCGACGGCGGTCTGCAAAGGCTGCGGCGCCGAGTTCCCGAAACGTTCTTGCAAAGACTACTGTTCAGACTGCTCATATAAGCGCAACGTGAACCGGCGAATTCTAAGATTAAATAAGCGTCTTAAAGAGTGGTTTAATGCTTAAAAAGGCGATAAATAAGGCGGAAAACAAATGAAATTTTTACCACAAAAAAAAGACTTTTGGCGCAAACATAAAGCATGGTTGAGAACCTTACCACACACTGGTTTTATCGGAATTCGCAAATACTTTTTAAAACGTCCGCGGCCTTATAAGGGACCAGGATGGCGTCAACGCTTCGAAGCGGCTTTAAACTGGGAATTCAGCCGAATAAGAAAGGAGAATCATGACCTACGCTAGAATAAACAATGAATTTTATATGACTGTGAATATGGATTTTAAGCCCGAAAGAACTAAAAAGCAAAAAATAACCGCGCTTAAAGCCCTGTTAAAATTAGCCCTAGGCTTCATACCGAAGACAGTAAAGATTATTACCGAAGATGAATATAATAAAGCGGAGGAGGTCGAAAAGAAAGATGCACCGAAAGACAGCATCAGTAATAATTCTGGCTCTTCTCATTAATTTTTTGGCCGCCTGGGCCTGGGCGCTCGATGTAAAAATAACCGGCTATTTTCCGTCCGGATACAAATCAAAACGCCAGGCTCGCATAGAAGGCGGCAAATTCGACCGCTACGGCCGGCCGCTGAAAACCCTGCAAAATTACGACGGCACTTATGTGAGTTGCGCGACGGACCCGAAGGTGATCCGGAGCGGGACGATCTTCACCATCGACAAATTTCCGGGCATCCGGTTTCTGGCATGTGATGTCGGTCGCGGCGTCCGGGGCCATCACATAGATATCTGCGTTAATAACGAGGCGCAATCATACGAGCTGCCGAAAAAAGCGAAGTTAATAAAAAAAGAATACGTTAAAATCAGCATGAATACTAAAAAAAGCGAGGTTAAAAATTGAAAGCTCAGATTGAAATCACCGATGATCAGTACGCGTTTATCGACAGGGTTTTGCCGTTCGCGCCGGGAGTTTACGACGCCGGCGAAGGCAGCCAGGTACATGAGCAGCTCGTCGAGCTGTCAATCGACATCCTTAAACAGATATTAAAAAATCGCCGTTAAGGCTTAATTCAGGAGGATATACATGATGAAAACCTTATCAGAAATCGAAGTCTATACGAAATCATACGCCGAGGCAAGCAGGCAGCTGGCCGACCTGGTAGAGGCTATGGAAGCCGAAGTTAACCTGGTGAAAAAGAGCTATATCGAGAAGATCAGGCATCTGGCCGAAAAGACCAGCATCGAGAAAGCGATCCTGAAAGAAGCCATCGACAGCAATCCAGGCCTTTTCGTCAAACCCCGCAAATACAGCTTTCACAGCGTCACCGTAGGATTCCAGAAAAAGAAAGGCAAACTCATAATCATCGATGAGGAAAACACAATAAAACTTATCGAAAAGAAATTCCCGGACAATGCCGACGAAGTAATAAAAACGTCGAAAACGATCATTAAAGACGCTCTGCTCAGGTGGGATGGAGCGGCCCTGGCAAAGGTCGGCGCTGAACTCCAGAGAGATACCGACGAAGTCTTTATCAAGTCCGACCGGGATAAAATCGAAAAGTTTATCAACGCGCTGATCAACGAGAACACCGACAAATTAACCGCGCCGCCTGAAAGCGAGCAGGAGGCCGCATAAATGAGGACGAAGGTCGTTACGGGCGGCGCCGGCGACGTCTTTTTATTTATCGATCTGCGGCCCCGCCGGAATTTCTGGGCGCAGCTTGAAACGGGGGAATTCATGCAAATGGTCGATGAACTCAAAGCCTACCTCGATAAAATGCCCCTCGAACTGTGGGGAAAGGACGAATACGCGATCGCCGAAAAAATCAATTACTCCATAGCGAAAAGGAAAGAAGCCGAATCCAGCGGATAGGCCGAAACGGCGGCCGGCGCGGAGGCACGAATAACGTAGCGTAAGGCGAAACAGGTTCGCGAACGCGCCCGCCGTCGTCTTGTGGTCAGGCTACAACTGAAGAGGCCCTATAAAATTAAAAAGGCTGGTGAACGTATGGAATGGTTAGATGATGTCCTTGAAGACATTAAAATCGAAGAGATTCTCGATAAGGATTCCGAATTGATTTTTCAGGAGTGCGGCCTGGAGGTCTTGAAAACATTGTGGGATAAATTCCCGTCGATAATGCTTTATATCTCGACGAAACCGATCGTAAGGGCTAAAAAAATCTATATTCAAAAGCATTACGACGGCACCAACTCGAAAGTGCTTGCTCTTTTGCTTAAAGTTTCCGAACGGTTTGTCTTTCAATCAGCAAGCGAAGGCGATCCACGCGACGAAATGAGTGAGAATACCTTAAAACTTTTCGGCGATTAAAGGATAATTAAAAAGCCCCGGCGTGATTGCGCCGGGGCTTTTTGTTTTCAGGTCGATTTAGTTTTCAGGCGGCTGCGTGTCGTCAGTAGGCGCCCATAACCTGAACCGATGCCGTATCGGATGCGATCGCATGTACCGTCGTAACCTTAGAATCGAACGCTACAGTCGTTTTAGCCAGCACTTTTAAGCTTACATCCACCGTCGCCGCGTTTTCGAAGTTAATAAATACGGGGCATGTGTCGTGTAAGTTCGTAAACTGCCATTTAACTGCCTGCGCCGGCAACGTAAGAGCGGTCCCGGAATCGGTGTCAGGCGCGAGAGACGTAACTTTAAAGACGGTCGACGCCGGCGAAACCGTCTTGGTCTTCAGGCCGGCCGCAGTCGAATCGTAGGCGCTGTTAAGCACCTGGTCGGCGGTGCGATAACCGCTCTGACCCATCGCCGTTTCCGGTCCCGCGGCCAGGAACATCACCGCCGCCATCATCATCATTACCACGAGAACCGTTACCATTAAACTCAGCTTTTTCATAAAAAGCACCTTCCTTTTTTGATTTTTGGTATATTTTATATACCCGTTAATATATATTAAAATATTTTTAATTTTTGATCCAATAGTCTTTAAAGCGCCTTAAAATAGTGTTTTGAATGTCGATCTCGGTGAGCTTTAAAAACGGCCTGGCCGGCATTTGCACTTTATAGGCCTGAATGGTTAAATTTAAATTATATCGTTGCCCAACGTATTTTTTATCTTTTACAAATCGTGTTTTCCCTTTTAGTCTGCCTCGTTTATATTTTTTTAACGTAAGTCTGCGAGAATGAGAATTAATATCTATCGTGCCACCGAACTGATGAATGGCCGCATATCGTAGATTCGTTCCGACGACGGCGCTAGTCGCGTCGGAATATTCCGTTATCGAGCTGCGCAGCCGGCCGCTGAATTCGAGTATTCTTGATTTGCCGGACTTTTTCTTTTTAGCCTTATACCTGGCGTAAGCCGTACTTAATGATTGCCAACCTGGTTCACGGCCCTGATGCTCGAAATTTTCCTCAACGGCGTCGTGCATGTCGCCGGCGACACGTCTCATCAGGGGCCTCATGTCCTTACCCTGCTGAATCATCTGCCCCATAAGTTCTTGAATTTTATCGAGATACCTGGTTTCGATTTCAATAGGCTGCATAGATCACCTTGCGACTTCGTTGATCACGTTAAAATTATAGGACAGCAGGACATATTTCTTCCAGTTTTCAAATATGCCGGCCGCGCATTCCGAATGGCTTTTATAAGGCCCGCGCAGGCCCCAGTTACTTATGTGATAGTATTCGCCCGTCACTACGTCCAGGCACAGGCATACCGCGTGCCCTTCCTGCTTGCGGTCTTCTTTATCGTGAAAGACCATCATGATATTCGAGTCCAGGTCATAGGGCCTGACCATCCGGCATATATGAAGGCAAAACAAAGCCCAGTCGTCGCAATCGCCGGCCTTACGCCAGGCGAAATAATCGGGATGCATGGCGAAATCGATCTTGCCGTCGTATTTGTAGGTGAAATTCTTCTGGCAGTAATTATCGAGGACCGTTAAAAACTGCAAAGGAGTTATCATTTTAAGGGTCGGGCTTTCAAAATCCATGCCGGCATCGACGGTGTGACCAATGGCCTTGTTGCAGATATATTGAACGTTCCTGACCCATTTTTTCAGCATATACGACATATTAGCCTCCTTGACTTTAATAGCGTTTGTGGTATAATTAAATTAAGGGACTGCGGCAAAATCTCCCGGCGATTGCTGCGGAAGTGCCTGCCTTCTTAAAGTGTTTATTAGGGGGAACCGGCGACGGAGGGAGTCCCCTACGCAGACCACGCGGGGCGAGCAGGCGTCGCCCCATTTATTTTTAAAGATCGTCTTTTATGACTTTGCCTTTCTGCTTGGCTTTTTCAATATCCGCCTCGTTCGAATACCTGAAAGAAGTTAAAAATAAGGTCTCGCCGCTTTCCGTTCTTTTTATCGCGGCATAAAGGATTTTGCCGTTTCTTTTTGCGAAGATCATTGTCTTTTCGGTGTCTTTTACGATTACGCCTTTTCCTTTATTTTCAATCAAATCAGGTATTTGCCGATATTCGTCGATTCCCATTTCTTTGTGCCGGTCGGTATTTTTTTCAACGGTTTCATCCGATAGATATACCGTTTGAGAATTCGCGCCGATGATGTTCATGTTTTCCGCGCTGAGAACGGCGACCGGCAAATTGATTTTTACTTTTCCATCTAAAGCCATTTTCAGGGCCGGTCCGTTAAGAAGTTCTTTCACGCACGCTTTCGCCTCGGCATACTCGTATTTATCGAAATTCGGCATATAAGCGGCCTCGCCGGGGTTATAGTTCCAGCCGGCATCCGGAGCCATTCGAACGCCCGTCTTAGGATCGATGTAGCGTGTGATCTCGGCCGGCCGCCCGCCGGAGTTTTGCGTAATGGTTTCGAAATCCGCTTCTTTTGTGGCTTCCGGCGTGAGGTTCATGCGTTCGAGTTGTTCCGCGCGCAGCGCCCGAACGCGGCAGCGGCAGTTAAAGCCGTTCGGCGGATAATGCGTTTTCCAGAACGGATCGTCGTATCTGAACACCTTTTCATCGAGCGCGGCGTGCGCCGGCCGAGTCAGGCCGTCTATTACGGCGAGATATTGCCAGTATGGCCGATCATCCGCATTCTCGATCATCTCGCGATAACGCCCCGCCATGTATGCGGTCTGGATGTTTGTCTGATAAATAGTTTTCAGCCGGTGAGGCGTGAAAAAGGTTTCCGTTCCGTCTTCGTTCACGACCCGGCCCCAGAATCCTTTTTTGACAAGCTGCGGCTGTAAATTCTTTTGAAAGTCTTTAAAAGTAAGCCCGCCATCTATGGCCTTTTGAACTTCGTCGCGGATCGCCTTTAAAACATCGGCCTTTAAAACGCGCGAAACCGTGAAAGCCTTTGCGTGCGCTTCCTGCCATATATCCTGCCAGTTTCCCGAAAAAGCGTATCCTTTCGAGTTGAAATACTCGATCACCTTTTCGGGCGGCAGTCCGATCGCGAAGTTTAAGTTGACGGCTTTATTTTCCGGCATTTAAGCGCCCCCATAATTCTGATACGAATATGGCGCGTTGCAGCATGTTTTCGAGTGATTGAGTATCGAGCGCAGGAAATGTTTCGGCAAGTTTTTCGACGACTTCGGTATAGTCTTTTCCCTGGCGAATCAGGTCAATAATAGGCTTCAGTATTCCTTCGGCCTGCGCTTGCAGGCGTTCAGGGCTTATGTTTATATCGTCGATCGCCTGCTGATCCGGAAATATTTCGCTTTTTCCTTCGGCGAATTCGGGCTGTTGCGCCTGAGCGGCGGGCGGGGCGCTCGCCGGCGCCGACACTTCGAAGTCTTCCTCTTCCAGGCCATAATTCTTGATATAGTATGTCTTCGTGAATTTAACGCCGGTTTTGGTAAGCGTGTCGTCGCGTTTCGCCAGGGCGTCGTCAACCTCTTCATCGCGCCACATGGAGAATTTAGGCCGCTCAACCTCGCCGAAGTTGAATTCGCATATCCAATCGATGAGCGTATTTAATGCGTTTTCGACGATTTTTACGTCGGCGTCTATAATGTCCTCGCGGACCTGTAAATGCACTTTTCCGAGCGAGTAAGAGCCCGAATCGCCCTGCTGTGTGGTCAGCGTCTGGCCGAGAATAGCTTTCGACATCTGCGCTTCCGATACTTCGATAAGTTCTTTATAAATGCCCGCGGACGATCCGCCGCCTTTAGATTCCGGGGTCTGGAAATCGAGCGTCGTATCGTCCGGTATTACGGCGATAGCGTCCTGCACCATATTGTCAAGCATTTCGAGTATTTTAGCGGTCTCTTCTTCGCCGATTCCGCGTGGCTGCTTCGCGATAATGAACGGCATTCCATATTTTTCAGTGAACATTACCCAGAACTTCAGGCCGCCTTTTTTGAATGTGACGGGCCAGAAGCAGCTTGAAAGCAGCGCCATACCGTAAGGATTGTTATACGACCACTGATGGACCGGCAGCAGGAATTTTTTCGGCGGTATGGCCTCGCCCGTAATATTAGCTTTCGAGCGGAAAAGAAGCTCGTTTTGCTGGCTGAAATAAAACCACTCCGGCGGCTTGCCGAGCACGTTGGCGGGAATTATATAACGGTTAGAAGCGTTTTTCCAGAGTATTTCGAGAGGCGCGAAACCGTATAACGGCGAGTCAAGGATTTCGCCGATGATGCGATGCATGTCGAGATCGTCGAAAATGCTCTGGATGGTTTTAGCGTGCCTGGATTTTGCTTTCCCTCTGTCGATGCCCCATTCGCGGCCCTGCGTTCCCGCCTTGCGCGAGCCTATGCAGGCGATCATATGCGCGTCGTATGATAATTCGCGATAAACTTTAATGTCCTGTCCCATCTTTTTAAGGACGGGATCGGGATTCGGCAGATAGTTGAGCATCGAGTAAAAATCATAACTTGCCTGTCTGGTTGCTATTTCGCTTCTTATCGTGCGTTTATCGGGCTGGATTTCAACGAATTCTTTTGAACTTACCCATATTTTTTTCATGATCGACCCCTCTAATATTTACTATACTTTTGAGTGCTGCTTCTTTTTCGGCCGCCCAGCAGCACGAAACTTCCGGTCGCATTTCCGGCCGCGTACTTCGCGAGCGCGCCCGCCCAGAACCTATCCGCGTGACCGATGGCGTCGCTCGACTCCTGGTCATATCTTTGAGCGCCGCTGGCAAGCGTTATTTTGCGTATTGAATGGAAATCGTCTCGAACGCCTTCATCCCTGGGAATGAAAAAAGTTCTGTCTTCGAACGCCAGTCTTAAATTAGTAGCCATTTCAGCCTTGACTTTATTTGTAAAAGATACGCATTCAACGCGCGTTTTGCCGAAATCTATCTGGGCGTCTTCGGCGAGATTCATGCCTATGCCTGTCTCGTCTATACAGGCTTTTCTGAAAGTCGGATGCTTCATGCACTGATATAAAATGTCTTTTTGAATTCTGAATTTAGTCTTTTCGAGCACTTTAAAGATTCTGGTATATAAGGCGATGCCGAGCTTTTCAACGCCCCAGATAACGCTCAAATCCTTCCGGCGGCCTATGTCCATTCCCAGATACAGATCGCCTTTTATATCTTTCAGGTCTTCGTATAAGATGTTCTCCAGGGCGACGCTGTCGATGAGATCGTAAGACAAATACGCCGTGGCTTCATCGATAGCCATACAGCCGTATTCCTGAAGGAAAGTTATTTCATCGACGCAGTTTTCGCGCTGCTCGTCGATCCACGCTGCGCGCTCGGCATCGGTTAACTGGCGTTTCATTATTTTGTCGGCCAGGCCCTCGGCGACGGCGGTCTGGATAGGCGTTGTGTGCAGGTTCCATTTAAGTTTTCCCTGTTTGATTTTCTCGATGAATTTATAAAACAGGCAACCCTGGCCGTTATGAGTGGACAGTATGCGCAGCGGAAAGCCCCATGTCGTACATGGTTTCGCGGCCGTCCATAACTTATTCTGGTCTTTATGATGAGCGAATTCGTCGATTACGACCTTGCCGCCTTTGGAGCGGAAACCCGTCGGGTTGGATGAAAGCGCGCAGATTTTCGTTCCGTTTGAAAACTCGATCGTAAGCGCCTTTATATCGTTTTCGGAATCGATAACCTGATAGCCGAGATTTTTAGCGGCGACATTGAAAAGCTTTACCCACTGCTCGCAATAATCGATGTATTCTTTTGCGGCCGATTCGTCGGCCGATGAAAACCAGACGGCCGGAACTTTGCGCGATACGCAGTCGCGGACGTCTTCATAACTCTGGACATAGGTCGCGCCTATGCGGCGGGACTTCTCCCATATTTTTATAGGACTTTCATCGTGCAGCCAGCGGAGCTGGTAGGGTAAAAAATACTTTTTCTCATTCAATGCCTAAAACCTCTTTTTCAATCGCTTTCACGATATCTTCGGTTAATCCTTTTTGAGTTTCGCCTGTCTTATCTTTCTGGGCGACGACATCCTCATAAGCCTTAATTTTAGTGATCAGCGGTATCATTTTCCCGAGCGTGTATAAGCGCCCCGCGTCAACCTGTTTCCCGGCTTCCATATCTTCGCGGACGTTCTTCATCAGCAGACGTGAGAACTCGTATAGTTCCTCATGAAAGCCCTGTTTCGACGAAATGAACTGCTGCTTCTTTTCGTCCCAGTGCCCCTCTTCTTTCCACAGCCAGACAGTTTTTTCACCGAGACTAAGGCGGCGTGCTATTTCGCTTATGGTCATCTGTTCGATAACGTAAAGCCTTTCGGCTTCCTCGAAATATAACTGTTTTTTAGCCATTCAGGTCGCGCTCCATTTCGGTTATTTTCAGTTGTAGTTCTTTCATTTCCTTGATGGTTTCGCTTAATTCTTTCGAATAAACAAGGAATTTTTCTTCTTCGATTTTCAGCAGATCGCCGTAAGGCGGTATGAGCTGGCGGACTATTGACTGAGTGCCTAAAGCCTTTATTTTCAGTTCGTTAAACCTTTTTTTGTCGTCGGCCAACTGTCCTTTTAAAATCATAATTTCCTGATTCATAATTTGTTTCGCTCCTTTATTTAGCCTTCGTTAACCGTTTTAAGTCCTTTGTTTTTTCTCATAAAAGGACAGAACTGATTCGCCTGCACGGCCGCTTCGAGCTTGGAAATAACGTTGCTCTGATAGCTTATGCTTTCCAACATGTTTTTTAACAGGCCGAAGTTCTGTTCTTCACGCATGTTCTGCTGTGCAATAATTTTTTCGAAACTATCTTTCTGCTGCTGGATTATCTTTTCGAAAGTATCTTTTTGAGAATCGATAAGTTTCGTGGTTAAAACTACCTGCGATTTGTGATAAGCAAAAAGAATAACGAATAATAAAAGGCTTATACTACCCTGATTTTGCGAAAGAAAATCTCCGACTGATTTTAAGTCCATAGGCGTTCACTCCGATCATTTTTTTTATTTTCAATTTGATGATACTAAAAACCGTAGGATTTCACCACAGAAGCAATTTATGATTGCCGCTGTGGAGTTAATTGGTAAGCCCATTGTAAAATGGGCTTATGAGCAACAAATGGATGCAAATTTTTAGAGTCGGCACTCAAACCGACTCGGCAGGTAACGAAAAAACGTGGACACGCGACGATCTCGACGCGATCGTAAAAAAGTACGATCCGGTGAAACATGAGGCGCCAGTCGTAATCGGGCATCCGAAAGACAATGCGCCGGCGTGGGGCTGGATCGAGGCCCTAAAAAGGGAGGGTGACATCTTATTAGCCAGGGCAAAACAATTAGTACCGGAATTCGTCGAAATGGTGAAACAGGGACGGTTTAAAAAGCGCTCCATGTCCTTATATCCCGATATGACTTTGCGCCATGTCGGCTTTCTGGGCGCGATGCCGCCGGCCGTCAAGGGCCTCGAAGACGTAGCGTTTAACGAAAACGAAACGATATGCGTCGAATCGGAATTCGAAGAACATTTAAATTTAGATACGGGAGGAAAAAAAGAAATGGACGAGATCAAAGAATTAAAAGACAAATTAGCCGCCGCGGAAAAAACGAACGCCGAAAAAGACAAGGTCATCCAGGACTTTTCGGAAAAAAACAAACAGGAAGCCGAACGGACAAAGGTTATCGAGGAAAAAAACAAAAAGCTCGAATCCGAAAAAAGAACGTTCGAATTCAAGGAATTCTGCGGAAAATTGACCACGGACGGAAAGCTCACGCCTAACCAGTCGAAGCTCGCGATGGAACACATGGAAGCGATACACGACAAAGGCGAATTCGAGTTCGCGGAAGGCAAGAAGCCCATTCTCGAATCCTTCAAAGGCTTTTTAAACAGCCTTTCAAAACAGATTGAATTCGGCGAAGTGGCAGGAAAAGATAAAGTCGCCGAACATTCCGAAGGCGCTCGCGCTTCCGAATATGACGGCAAAAACGTCGATGAAGACCGCATGAAACTCCATACCCAGGCGCTCGAATATGCCGAGAAAAACAAAATCGGATACGCCGAGGCGGTAAACATAATTATCAAAAAAGAAAAGGCATAATACTCAAAAGGCTCTAAAATTAATATTTTATAAAGTTAACAAAAACGATTTAAATCAGGAGGTAGATAATAATGGGTAGAATGGAAAATTTAAGGGTCATAGACCCTGTATTAACGGAGTTGGCGCGCGGATATTCGAACGAATCGTTTATTTCCGAAGCGCTTTTTCCGTTAGCTCCCGTCGAAAAAGAAGCGGGTAAAGTTCCGCAGTTCGGCAAAGCCGCATTTAAAATTCGCGAAACCGAACGCGCTGTCGGCGCCGATCCCAAACGCATTCAGCCCGAAGGCAGATCGATGATAACCTTCCAGCTTGAAGAGCACTGCATCGAATACCCCGTCGATAAGCGTGAACAGCAGGAAAGCATGTTTGACGAAGAAGAACACGGAATGGATGTATCCGTCGAAACCATCCAGCTTCGCCGCGAAAAAATAGCCGCCGACCTCGTCCAGGATCTGGCAAACTTTGAATCGGGCTTGAAAATAGAGCTTTCCGGCACAAGCAAAATTTCGGACTACACCAATTCCGACCCGATAGGCCTGATCGAAGACGCTAAGGCCGCCGTAAGAGCTAAAATCGGCCGCGAGCCCAATACCATGGTATTGGGATATCAGGCATTCCGCGATCTTAAATTCCACCCGCAGCTTCTCGAAAAAATCAAATACGTTATGAAAGGCGTTCTTTCGGTAGAACTTATGAAAGAACTTCTCGAAATCGAGAACATAGCGGTAGGAAAAGGCGTTTATGTAGCCGAATCCGGCGAATTCGCCGATCTCTGGCTGGACAATATAATCCTGGCGTACGTGCCGACGGCCGCGAAAAAATCAGTGTACCAGCCCGCTTTCGGCTACACTCTCCGAAAGAAAGAAAACCCGGCGGTTTACAAGTACGAGACCGAAAACGGTAAAAACGTAATCGTACAGTCGACCGACATATTCCAGGTTAAGATCGTCGGCTCGGAAGCCGCGTACTTAATCAAAGACACGCACTAAAATAAGGCTTTAACAAGTCTCAATTAAAATTTTAAGGCGGGAGGGCCAAAATGAAATATACAATCGTAAATACCGACATCCTGCATAACGGCACTCACTACAAGCAGGGCGGAGTCTATGACCTCGACGAAAAGACGGCGAAAGCGCTCGCGAAGAACCTTCAGAAAGCGGCCGAGGAAGAACCGGCGGCTGACGCGCCGACTGCAACCGAAAACAGCGTAAATAAAAGAACCGGAGGTAAAAAATAATGGAAAAGACTTATTTCGACGTATTCACGGACACAATAAGAGCGGCAGCGAACCTCGTTAAAAACCGTTTTATCGGTTTCGACGGTAACTACTGCGCCGCCAACGCTAAAGCGGCCGGCGTTTCAAAACTGGACGTCGATTCGGGCCAGCTCGCGTCCGTCATATCCATAGGCGTCGCGCTGGTAGAAACGGCGGGTCCGATCACCGCCGGCGGCGAAGTCGTTTCGGATGCGACGGGAAAAGCACTGGCAGCTACCGCATTTTCCGTAACAGTGCCGTCGGGCGCTACGCCGGTAACTTCATCCGGAGCACAGCCCGATCTTACCGAAGCAGGCAGCGCGCTTCCGCAGAAAATAAACGGCATCGCGCTCGACACGGCGACGGGTTCCGGCGAAACCATACGCGTTAAAGTAGTGTAAAAGAGGAGTTCGAGAATGTATTGCACCGTTGATGATTTAAAAATATTATGCAGCGAAGCCGATCTCGTGCAGCTATCCAATGACGATCCCACGGCGACGACTATCGACCAGGATAACGTTGACGGTGCGATCTCGAACGCCTCTGAGCTGATCGATGGCTTTTTAAGGGGGCGGTATAATTTGCCGCTCCCTACGGCCTCGAAAATAGTAGAGAAAATAGCCGTCGACCTCTCAATATATGAGCTTTATCGCCGCCGCATATCTATAAAAATGCCTGACCAGGTCGCGGACTCATACAAAAATGCGATGAAGCTGCTCGAAAAAATACAAAACGGGGGAATAAGCCTCGGATACGAGAGTAATGACGCGGTTTCACCAAGTAAAATTCAAATTAACAAGACCGCCGAAGACCGTCTTTTTTCAAAAGATACCCTAGAACTTTATTAGAGGCGTTTTAAGGCGGTCGGGGGTATTGGGACACGCCGAAGGAAACATCCCCATGTTTTAAACAGCGTTAAACAGCAAATCTTTCGTTTTAGGAACGGAGTAAGACTGTAAAAAAGTTTAAACGAAAATTGAGGTTAAAACATTATGCCTAAATTTCACGATCTTTTAATTAAGGAACATATGATCAATAAATATGGTTTTTTGAACGCCGACGGCATTCAGAAATACCTGGTCGCGATCGACTCCTGGCTGAAAGACAGGACCTGCATCACCGCAACAATACCGGAATGGCTGATCAAAAAGGCCGAAGAATTCAAAGACGAAGCCGCAAAAGCGATCTTCACCGGTAAAAGAAACGTGCCATTCAGCATGTTTATCGACGCGCTCTGCCGCGAATATGACATCGAGCCGATCTGGATTCTCTCGCTGATCCAGAAAGAACAGTCCGCATTATTCAAGAGCCAGGAGCCGGCCAAGTTTATCCAGGACAAAATCGTCGGATACGGAAATACCGAAAACAAGAGCGTTCCGGACAAATACGTCGGATTCGAAACCGAACTTTTCGCGGCGATCCGCCAGTGGCGCAAGTACGACGGCTTCCTCGAAGTCAAGAAATACGAAACCCACAACATAAGGCTATACGACTCGAACGACATGCTGGTACGCTTCAATTACGATAGATACATCGTTGCGTCGAACGAATCGGAAGCCAAGGCTTTCCTTTACAATCCGCGCATCGAGGGCATAGCGAATCACGCGGCGATCTGGAAACGCGTATTTGATAAATGCGTAGAACTCGGACTGATAAAAACAAAATAAGATTCATCAGAAAAAAGTGTCGGGGGCTTAAATTGAAAAAATAAGGGGTCAGCCAAAGCCCTGAAGGCACTTTAAATTAATAAATCTGGCCCCTCTATGGGATGTGTCGTCTAACCAGCAGGACACCGGGTCCACCTAACCGCCCGGAAATGGGGGTGCAATTCCTCTCGCATCCGATAACCCTAAAATCAAATTATAAGGAGCGTTTTATGAAAAATTACAAAATCAGTATCGCCCTGGCTTTTATTATTCTCGCGGTTTTCTCGCTGGCGGCATACGCCGGCGGCCCCGGTCTGGAAATGCCGAAAGGCATGACGGTGAGCGAACTG